GCCAGCAGGTACTCACGCTGCAACAAGTAGGCCATGCTGTCGTCGATGGCGCTGTGAATCTGGTGCAGTGCGGTGAGCCATGCTGCGTACCATTTCTTTGGCGGGTTCCCTTGAGCCATCGCGTGCCCAACAGGGTGCGCTTCGCAGGCGTGGTGGATGTCTCGTGTTGCTTCCCAGAGAGGGGTGATAGACATGGCGTAAATCCTTTCTTAAATGGGCCAAGCTAGAGGAGGGAGAAGGGGTTCAATGTCAGCGTATGAGGATGGGGCCACTCGGGTTCCAGAAGCCACCTCTTCGAGCACTGTGTAGAGAGCGGCCCAGGTATCGTCCCGCGCATGAAGCGCATAGGTTCCCTCAAGCTGGAACCTTGGAACAGTGGAGCCTACATACGTGGTTGCGCTCAGGATGCCATCGTAATTGCGTGTCTTTGCAAAATCGTCCAGCCTTTGTTGAGTAGCATTCACAATCCCATCTTGAAGCTCTTTGGCGGCCTTTGCTTGATTCGCTGCAACTTGAGTTGGCGTGAGATCGTTGACCTGCCACTGCTGGGTGAACACACCCCCAACCAGAGCAGGTGGTAACTCTGTCACGCTCTGGGTAACGCGGTCATAGGTAGGTGTCACCAGTGCCACGCGAGGGTATCCAACAGAGGCAAGAATCTCGTCAGTCAATATCTGAGGAAGGAAAAAGCCTGATGCGTGTACTCGAATCTCAGCATGAGAGTGGAATACCATATTCGTATTTTCGTGAATCCACATAATTTTCCCCAATCCTTAAAAGTAATCAAATGTCAGTGTTGATGGATACCTGCGGCCAGGCCCCCAGATAATTCTGATGCCCCCTATGGAGTTATATCCTCCACCGCCATAAAGACCAGGAATATTAGCTTCGCTGTAAATCCCAGAACTGTTTCCACCTCCGCTTCCTCCACCACCAATAATAGTGGCTGACGGGCCTTCGCCTTTTAGACCAACACCCCCTCCTGCCGCCATTACGCGGTTTAAGCTGCCGGAGCGGCTTGTTGCGGATTGGGAGCCACCGCCTCCGCCTCCGCCAAAAATAGGAGTTGGGAGTAGGGTTAGATCAACACCATACGGAGCAGCCGGTACGCCATCTCCTCCGTTACCAGAATATCCAGCAGCGCCTCCGTATCCAATACCTAAAGTCGAATAAAGAAGCGGTGGCCCAATACCTCCGTTACCACCTCCATCGCCGAGGTTTGGTGTTGCGTCAATCGTGGAGTTCCCACCGGCAGCACTACAAACAGCAACCCCATTTATTTGCAAAACTGACCCATAGCCTCCTCCGCCAACGTACATAGTCGCAGTATCTCCTGGGCTGACGGGTATGTTATTTTTGTACCGTAAATTTCCACCATTTCCAGAACTTGTGTAGACATCTTCGTCTCGGTACGAGTCGTAATACCATGCCATGGTCCCTCCTGAGCCAACGCAGACTGCGCAGATGGAGTACACCTCATCAGGGATGATGAAGGTGTAAGTACCAGCAGTAGGTGGAGTCTCAATCTGCCCACCTGGGAGCTTAGTTCTTTGCGGAATCAGCAGTGCTCCGATGCTCATTTCACATCCAATCTATAGGTTCCAACCCACGTTACGCCGCCGTCGATGCTGTAGAACCCAAAAGAGTCTCTTCCAGCAGTGGTTAGCGCAGGAGACATGCCTTGCTCCCACTTTATCCCGGTAAACCATGCGCCAACGGCGGAGCCGCCATTGATGACATCAAGAATGAATCGGTTAACTTGCGGCAATGGAAGCGCGTTTATCACGTTCATCGTAGTTGGGCCTGTGACAGTGATAGTAAAAAAGTCAGCCACAGCAAGGTCAATCGTCCCCGACACAGCGTTCGCAAAAAGATCAACGGTGCCGTTGTGTCCTGGCGCGCCTTGCGGCCCTTGAATGCCGGTGAAGTTTCCTGCATTCACCCACAGCGCGCCATCAAAAAACCAGATGAACTTGGTGTCTTCTGCCAAGATTCCTTCTCCCCGTACAGCGCCTGGGCGCGCTGCTCCCAGCGATGTCTGAGGGAATGCGCCTACAGTGGCAATGGTGGCTACAACAGTCATTGCCGGGCCTACAGGGCCTGGAACTGTGCTATCTGCGCCAGGGTCGCCTTTCGGCCCCTGGATATTCCCAACGTCAACCCAGATACCTCCAGTCGTGGTCAGTGTGTTCAAGACCCAGAGATGCTTGTCGTACTCATTGATCACTCCGTTGCCACGAATCGCAGAAGGGAAGCCTGAGTTGAGTGCCGACGAGCTGATAGATGCTGTGTTGACAGAGCCAATGACAGTGAGGCCTGGGCCGATGGGGCCTTGCGGGCCAACGATGCCACCGTAGGGCAAGTCGAGGTAATGGAGCACGCCATTACCAATTTTGAACTTGCCTGTATCACGCTCCAATACCAGCTCTCTATCAGCCAGAATTGGATTGAAGGATGTCCAACGGGCGAGGGTGTCGCCGCGCAAAGAAAATTGAATGATTGAACTCATGCTTGCGAACTCCCTAAGTCAAATTTAGCGCCGCCGGTGTAGGTCGTCCCCGCATTGCCAGCGTCGAACAATGCGGAGTGGGCTGGCGCGAGGCCGATCCACTGCGTTCCATCAGAGTAGTACATCAACCGATCTGTCCCTTGAATCAATGCTCCGACGAATGTTGCCGGATTGAGTACGGAGACATCCTTGATGCCCGACTCGCCAGCGAGGAGCGAGCGCCCAGAAAGTAACTGCTGGTCACTGAGTAGACTCATCACACCACCCCGATATGTTCTGCCGACGGCTTCTCTTCACCGGAACCCCATACGTCGATGGACGCTGGGAACTGAGCACGCATCAAGAGCTGATCTCCAGTTGCGCCAAGTGAGTTGCGTTTCATAATCGACCGGCCCTGGACGGGAACCAGTGCAGTGTCTCCGGGCGGAATGACCAGCACACCTGGGCACATCACATTCAGTCCAGTCTCCGTCAAGATGGATACCTCAATCCAGCAGTCAACCGTGGATTTGTTGCGGGCGTAGACCGGAGTCATAAAGAAAATCTCGCCCGGTCTGATGGCTCTACTGTTGTCCAGGACATCGCGCGTTGAGTACATATAGCTGGCATCAGGCACAGAAAAGTCACTCGCTTCCGCGACCGCAGTCCATGCTGTCGGAAGGTCAACTGAAAAGAAGTTGACCGAGCGCCCGGTGGATGGAGTTTTGCAGGTAATACGTGGCATCAGAAGCTCCTTGAAATTGCTGCACGGGTAGCAATCCGGCGTACAGCTTGGTCAAATGGCGGGCCGTTCAGCTCGCCTGTATCGGCAGTAATTTGCAGGCCGCCGACAAAAAGTGCGTTACCCTGATCGTCCTGACCGGAGGCAATGACAACACCCTCGTTCTCTTCGATGATGGAGTCAGCAATGGTGGCGCTGTTACGGGCCGGAGGAATCTTTGTCAGTGAGACACCAGACATCACAGCCGTCCACGTATGGCCAATGGCCGTGATTCTGCTTGGGTCTGTGCGTCGAACCGGAGCGCCAACAGTCGCAATCAGCGCGTTGAAAAGCTGTGTGACATCGTTCTGCGTTGCCACATCGAGGCTCAGAGTCGTGTTGATCCGATCCCGCATGTAGGCAAATGCGTACAGGAACGCAGGCAATGTTTCGGGCGCGAAGTTCGGATCGCCCATGACATTGAACAATCCCTTGGCTACGTCAAGCATTGGCTGTTGATTTGCCGTCTTGAGAGTCCAGCGTAATGCTTGCATGATGCTCGCGGCATCGTCCCTTGTATGCTGCTCCCTCGCTGCCGTCCACCCGGTCACGTAGCCATCAAAGACCAAGGCCCCCCACATCATGTCGATGATGTCTTGCGTTGCTGCCGCAAGGTTGGCATCTATGGCTAGCCGGGCGGGCAACGGAGAATGCAACGTCAGACCAGGAACTTCAGTCGGAATGACGATCTGGCGAGTACCCTTTGCGTAGAGGCTGTAATCCCCAAATTGCGTACTGCAAGCGCTGAGAATGATTTGCCCACCATTAATGGCCAGGAAGTGCTTGTGTGCCCACATGGACACAGCATTCACTGCGTTGATCAGAGCGCCATTCTTTGCGCAGTACCCAATGCCGTTTGGAAGGACTGGCGTTGCGCCCCATGCCATGATGTTCGGGAAGACGGAGTATTGACTGCATACCAGCCCGTCTGCCAAGAGGACGCCTCCGCTGCGCGGAACCTCCGGGTTGCCATTGGCGCGGTCGAGGGGAGGGGCAATAAGACCCCATTTCGGGATAGTGCGAACCGCGATCTTGTGGGCGTAAGGAACTCGACGGATCACAGCACCTGGGCGGAAGCTCACAGCAAAACCCTCTGTCGGGTTGGTCATGTCATCCAACTGCCAGCCCTCGAACATGATGCCTTCGATGAAGCACCCGCTCCCCATGCGGAACACGTTTCGCTGCTCAAACCCTGGGTTTGGACGGACGAAAACGGTTCGGTGGGTTGCCTTGATCACGCAGTTGTCCGGCATGTCCAGATGCCCGTTCGTGTACACGAGATGGTTTGGTGCCCACTCGATCACTGTTGGGTTGGAATGCGACCAAGCGATCTCAAGGGCGCGCTCAATGGTAGCTACGGCTTTGTGCCAAGATGATCCATCGAACCCGTCATTGCCGTTTTCTTTGACGTGGACAAGGTTGGCGATGGTGTAGTCGGTGCCAGCAACGCTGGGGTAGGTGCTGATCTGCGTCGCAACATCACCGGTGTCGTGCAGGTACAAGATCAGGTACTCTGTCTGCAACGTCGAGATGACGCTGAAATACTGTCCAACAACAGTTGCAGCAAGGCCTAGAGCCGTGTTGGCATAGACGGCAGCAGAGAGCTGGGCAGCGTCTCTTGCGGCTTCAGATGCAGCTCTTGCGACATCAGAGAGGCCTGCCTGGGTTGCAGAGATGCCAGCTTGTAGGGTGGATTCGTCTGCTGCGTTTTTGGCGATCTCCGCCTCAGCCGTGGCCCGGATGGCATTCTCTCGCGTGGACAGGACATCCAGTGCGGTAGCAGCGCGGTCAGCGGCAACTTGAATCCTGTCAGCCGCTGTCGCTGCTGCATCTTCCGCTGTTGAGATTGCTGCCGCTTCTGCCAATGCGGAGGCCGCTGAGGCGGATGCAGAGTCAAGACCTACCTGGTACCTGTCTGCGGCTGTTGATTCTGCATCCAAGCCAGTCTGAATGCGATCCAGGCCAGTTTGAACACGGTCGAGTCCAGTCTGAACGCGATCTGCTGCGGTAGCTGCTGCATCCAGAGAGGTTGGCTTCTGGTTGACGACCCCTGTGGATGCGTCGAACAAGTCTCCAAGTAGAGACCCGATAGGCCGTCCACCAATCTCGGCTGCTTCGAGGTACTCTTCAAGGATATGCTCACCACTGTACCGGCTGGTGAACTTGAGTTGGTCTGCGTCAGGGCGCGTGATTTGAGTTGCCATGGTGCGTTCCGCCTGCTAAGTGTTGAGGGCAGCGTGAACCTCTGCTTCCAGAAGATTCACTCTTGCCAATGCTGTGTTGACAGCGTTCGCGGAGGACAGCACTGTAGCTTCCAGCGATAAGTAATCCATCTGTGCTTTGGCAATGGCCTCTGCGATTGCTGCGTCGATGTAGTCGCGCGTCAGCGGAGGTACTGTAAAAGCAAGTTGTGCTTTGCTCGGGGTGGTCATTTCATGCCTCCTGCGCTGCGGAGAGGAACGATATTCCCGGCTCCAAGTTGTTTTTCAAGGTTCTCAACCGGGATTATTTGCGATTGGCCCCGCGCTTTCTCCATGATCGCCATCTGTTGAGACGGGCTAAGCCCCTCTTTTGCCAGCGTTTCTCTGGAAATTTTGAACTGATCAATGTCGGGAACGCCCATTGACCTGATGGCCTCTTCCACCAGTCGGCCAGCGTCGTATTCCATGGTAAGGCCAGCCTGGTTTACCACCGTGAGTATCTGCATCCACGTCTCTGGAGACCGAGTTGGTTCCAGCGGAAGGGTTCCGTCCACCACCATGTAGTCGATCTGGCCCTGAAGCATGGACACGTCGTAGTTCACGTACCCGTTGTCCACCAAACCACCCAAAACATCGTTCTTTTGATCGTCTGGAACCCGGATTGAGCCTGAATAGTTCAAAGCGTCCTGAATGTTGGAGGCCATAAGGCGCACGCCGGGGCGTATCCCGGTGGCTGAGATCACTCTTGACAGCACGCCAAGGCGTTGGGAGCCAAGCTGGCTCAATCGTTGAATCTCGGTGGCTGTACGCACGTCTGCCGTTGGCATACCCTGCTGGGCATCGCTGGCGGCGGCCACACGCTGCTTCATATCCGATAAAAACTGGATGTCCTGGTAGTGCCCCTTGGTCACATCCGGCACTTGGGCAATGTGAACCCCGTCTCCGGGCTTGGTTCCGGGCAAAGTACGCACAATGCCCCAAGGATTCCGGTTGATCAGGTCATGGATGGCGACCTTGGTGGGGTCGGCAAAGATGAGGTTGTTGAGAGCAGCCTGTACGTTATCCACACGAGAGCGGAGAAGCCAAGTACCAAGATCATGGAGCGGAAGGAGGATGTCATACAGGCTCTGCTGATGGGATTTGTGGCTGTCGAAACCGAATCCTGGGTTCGTGACCGGAAACTGGCGTCCATACGGGGAAAGTTGCGCCCGAATGACGAATCGCTCGTCAAGAATTGTCACCACCATCCACACTTCACCCAGCGATGGCATCCCAAGTTCGTATCCCGTGAAGCAAATCCATGCCTCATCGACTACGTGGCTTCGTCCGACCTTAAATTGGTGGTTGGTTGTCCCGTCGAGCTGAGTTTGTGGGTTGATATTCCACCCATTCCCGTTTTCCTTGTGCCATTCGTGTGAAATCCAGCCCGTAACGAGCGTTGAATTGTCCAGAAGGCGAGGGTACTGTGCGACTTTGGGATACATCCCTGTGCGCCGGAGGGAGGAACCAGATGCGTGGTCTGAAAAAACGATGAATGCCATCTTGTCCACATCACCGGCAGGCGCTCGGGGGTCTGGGAAGGTCTTGCGTGGGTCGGCATTGACGATCAAATTGGTGTTGAGCCTGTCACTCCAGACCCATTTTGTAGGCGCTGTGCCATACCGGATGATGTCCAGGAACTGTTGAGCGAACTTTGCCTCCGCTGCGCCAGCGCGCATCTGCTGATGAAGCACTCGCTCCATCAAAACGGCAGGTTTCCTGCTGGCGCGGTTCAATCCCTCGAACTGAAACATGGGATTCCGACCGGTAATGGCGGCCATGAAGTAGGTCAGGACGGTATCGGAGATGGCACGGGTGTCAGAGATGACAACCTTGTTGCGGAATGACGTTGCGTCAGCCGGGACATAAAGATCATGGGCACGATCAGCCTCTTGCCATGCGGAGTACCGTCCCGAAACCGACTTGTGGGACATCTCTGAGATGACCCTGACGTACTCAACCAGCCTGTTTTCCTGATCCTGTGTCAGGTCAATGGAAACATCGTCGTACCCCATCAACTTGTTGGCCAGCGGGGACAGGTCTACAACCACCGAATCACTCGTTGGGGCAGCTCTGTAGTCAAACCAGGATGAGTTCATACCCCTATTTGACCACAAAAGCTGCACAAGTGGCAAACGAAAGCAACTACTTGGTCAAAAACCCCAGCCCTTCCATTCGATATTATTGGCGGCAGACTTGAACCCATTTTCTCCAAGCCATCCATGGGGGTCTGCCTTCAACTCCCCACCAGCAAAAAGCAGCTCCGACATCTTTGGGCCAGCCACAAGATCGCCAATCGGGGCGGAAAAGTCCTTCATGCCGGTAATCACCATGCGGGACATCACATCCACAAGCATCACAAACGAGTCAACCTGATCGTCGTTCTTCGCAGCAGGGAAGGTTGAAAGCTCCGTCATCCAATCTTCCAGCCAGTCGGCTTCCTCCGGGATGAACACACGGCCACCCTCAACGAGCGGAGTGATGCTGGCGGCCCGCTGGAACTTCTCCACAGCTCCAGGCTTCCACGGGATCACAGGGACGCCGCTGTTAGCGCGGAGTTCCTGGATGAGAGACTGGCCAGATGCGTTGTCCTCCACCCAAAAACCACGCAGCCCTTGGCTTCGGTATGTAGCGTTGATGGCGATGGCCTTGCGCTTCAAGTCTGGGAACTCCAGCTTCTCACGAAACACACGGAGAACGTAGATGTCACCCATTTCCGTAATCCCGCCTACCGTGAACACGGAGTAGTCGTTTGATGTTTTCGACTTGAACGCCGTGTCAACCGTTACAGCGAGCGCATGGAAAGTCTGAGGGACTGTATCCCTGTTGTACTTCCTGAACCACGACTCCTTGATCAGGTTGCCGCCAAGGACGTAGGGATTCTGCTGATACAGCGCCTCAAAGTCCCGGTCTCCAATGATGGCCTTCTGCTTCAACAGCCATGGCACGGAGAAGCGGGATGGCCAGAGCGCGTCGTAACTGTCTGCCACGTTGACCAGTGGGTTGACCAGCTTATCGCTCAGCAGCTTTGTCACATGTTCCGATTTTCGATCACCGGTGTCGATCTGCTCGGTTGAAAGGTTGGGGATGTACCTTGGGTCATCCTTTGGCAAATGGTTTCTCCGAACGTAGACGCCGCGCTCGCGCAACGTCAACGCCTTGAAGTTCAGGTGAACCCACTCGCCAGCGTGGAACTCCTTGGAGTCAATGATCCGGCCAGCCAGATCGTCGGGATGCCATCGCGTCTGGGTCACGATCTGCATGGCTGGCTGGCCAGTGCGGTCTGGCTGCATCCGGCTCAGCAGCCCGGAGGTGTAGAAGTCCCAGACTTTGCGTCGCTGGGTAGTGCTGTCTGCCTCCTCTCTGGATTTGTACGGGTCGTCAATAATCAGGCAGGAACTGCCGCGCCCGGTGGTAGTTCCATTCAACCCAACAGCGTAGTACGCTCCGCCAGTGGTCGTCTTCCAGAAGTCAACAGCACGGCTTTCCTTGCTCAGGTCGAAATCCTTGAAAGCCTTCCGCGCCTTCTTGTCCGTGACGATCTCGCGCGTTGCTCGGCCAAACGTGGCTGCCAGTTCGTTGTTGTACGAGCTGACCATTACCTCGCGGGTTGATCTCCGCATCAGTGCGTATGCTGCAAAATTGATAGTGGAGTTTGTTGATTTGGCATGTCGAGGCGGCATCGTAATGAGAAGATTCCTTACAGGATTTCCACCCTTGGAAAGCAGTGCATCCTTCTCCAGCAAGTCCAGAACCTCCTGCATCTCCTTCTGGAACTTCTCCCAGACAAAATCGTAGTAGTACGACATGAATCCCTGAAAGCTGTTGGCGCTTTGCTTCAGCTTGAGCAGATACCGCGCTGCGTCCTGCTGGCTAATTGAAGAATTGACCATACTTATCCTTTCTACCTTCTGCTTTCAGCAGCTCGTGAATACGCCTGATTGATTCGATTGACGTGAGTCCCTTTGGCATCATGTAGAAAATATCAGGACGCTGTTTGCGAAGTTCCTGAAGCCTGATGCTGCCATCCTCCTCAGTCGTGATCCCCTTGAGTCCTGTCAGACCCTTGATCTTTGGGTTGAACTCGTAGTCCCTGCGCTTGTCCTCCTTCGCCTTGTCCTTGGCCAACTTGCGCTGGATTGCGGCCTGACTCCTTACTCCACGGAGAGGGGACGCGCGGAACTCTCTGGTGATCTCCTGGTGCTTCTTGTCGATGACCTTGGCCAGGTAGGCCTCTTGTCCAAGCCCCATGGCCAGAGCTTTCATTTCCAGCCGCTTGGCCATGGTGCGGGCGCGAGTGGCAACGATCTTGTCCAGTCGTTCCTGATGCCTGCGCTCAACCTCTTCCTCGCTAAGACCTCGCGCGCGCCAGAGGTCTTTCAATGTTTTGCCAGGTACTGCCAATCCTTTCGACAGGTTGGCCATGACGTGAGGTGGAAGCTCACTCAGTTTTTTTTTACCTTGGGAGGCTTGGCAGGAGGCTTGGCTGAGTAGGCTTTGACAGCTTCATCAATGCTGGCAATATGCTTGGTGATCTTTTTCAGCTTTCTGGTGGCGTTGGCGCTTTCCTGTCTGTCCTCGCGCTCTGCCAGCTCCTGACCCTGCTTCATCACGGCATCCACTGCCAAGTGCTTTGCTTTGCCAAGTGCGAGGTTCTCCAGCTCTTCGAGAGTCAACTCTTCAAGCTCCCTGTTGACGCTCTGGGCAATAGGCTTCATCGCTGAAACCTTTGGCATGAACCGCTCTGCCAGCAGAGAGAAGATTCGCATCTGGGCGCTATCCCACTTCTTGACACCCGTCATCACAAGGGAAGCATCCTCCATACCCTGAGCAAACACTTCAAAGCCACGGCGGGTTACAGCAGCTATCTCGTCAGGACGGACAGCATTCTTGGCAAACAGGGAGGCCACGTTGGCAGCCTCCACTTGGCGGCGTTGAATCGCTGGATCGACGTTTTTGTTGAAGTCTGCCAGTGCGTACTTGTTCACGTAGACTGGCTTGGCGTTGTGGCCAAGTGCTCGTTTGGGTATGCCAGCGCTGGTCTCGAAGGCTGGGATTGCGTCAGGATCAGTTGGACTCGTAGTTGAGGTGTGATCGTTCCTGACGAGAGTCTTGATCCTTGGCATGGTTAGAAACCGAACTGGTGGAGGCTGGCCAGGTACTCCGCGCGCGCCTTCTCCTCAGACGCGATGGCAGCTTTCATCTTTTCAAGGTTGTCCAGGATCGCCCCTTGGCAGGCTTGGTACGTCCGTTTTTCTTTCGGAAGGGCAGCATTCAACCGAAGGTAGGTGATGTGCTCGTTAAGCGTGTGAGGCGATATGCCCAACTTTTCCTCGACCTGTTTTGCAGTATGTCCAGAGCAGAGCAGTTCGACGATGGAGATGGCAATGGGAGCGAGGTGCATGATTTTCCTGTTGGTTGATGAGGATTTGATTATCGCAAAAGTAAGCAATAAAAGCAACCTATGTTCGGAAGAATTTACGCTGCTTGTTGAAATCTTTCGACGTCTTCTGGAGTCGTAACCCTCCTACTCATCCCGTTGCGAAAGATCACGTTCCCAACGAGCATCTCGCCATCGACGGTTGCGAGCTTCTTTGTGCTGCCTTGGCTCGTGGTGGTCTCAACCTTCTCTGTCTCTTCGATGTCTTGGTTATTGTTCTCAACCCCCCTTGGCCATGACCCTTGGCTCGAACTCGGCCTTGTTGCTTAAGGCGATGTTGGATCGGCACAGCCTGCCATCAACCGCTATCCGTTCGGCTTTCATGTAGCCACACTCCTCAAGCTGGTCAAAAGCTCTGGTCACATCCCGACGGTCTATGCCAAGCCTTCTCGATACCCTCCTGGCCGAGATTTCCCAACTTGATTCGTGTAGGAGGATGTAACAAGCAATCCTGAAAGTGGTCGGTGGCAAGCGTCGATCTTCGGTCATGCTTGCCAAAACGGGGGCGAATGGTTGATCTGTGTGGGCGAAGACGTTCACGGGTGATCCTTTTGGAAAGTTGAGGGGTGCTACATTTTTACCCAACCCCTACAAAATCACCCCACCCCTACAAAATCACCTCATGACTCAGTGGGTCAATTTCCCTCACCACCCCCACATTAGCATAATTACCCCACTCACCAGTGAGGTGATTTGACCCACCCCCTTACCTAAACCAACCTTGGCCATGTTGGTATTTAGCAAAGTTGCTTCCAAAAGCAATTTGATGTAGAATTTTTTTGTCAAGCGGCGCAACTGCTCGACAAACCAAGAGCCTTTAAGTCTTGGCTTTCAATCCCGTAAGGGACACGGTTGCGCAGTGGAAAGCCAAGAACCTTAAAGGCTTTTTTCGTTTCAGTTGCGTCGCTTGACCGTACTCCACACGTTAGCAGTGGCCTTGCATGGGGCGCTTGGAGTCGGACACCGAAACATGGGCACACACACCATGTTCATCGACCAGCCTGTTTGCTAGGGACTGGTGAGCGCTGTTTTGGCAAAGTGGTGAGAAGCCGGAACAGCGTGAAGCGAATAGCTTGCTCATGGCTTGTTGTCGGTGACGGCAACTATCTGGGCCTCCCCTCATGGATCGTTTGGGAGGTTGGGATCAGAGAGTGATCGAGGTAGTAATCCTCATCACCCTTTGCTGAACCTATGGAAAATCCAAAAATGGCAAACTCTAAATTCACGCGCATCGCATGTTTGCGCGGTGGGGCATTTTTGTAAAAAGCATGTTGGCATGGTGGGGCCTTTTTGTAAAAAGTGCTGAAAAATGTCGGGGGGATGGGTCACCAATCACACGCG